AAGTTATGAGCTACAAAAGAAAAGAAAACTACGAAGCTTCAATGCTTGGAATCGTAGTAAGTTTAGGAATCGCAGGAGTGTTAATATTAGTATTAGGAATCATTAAATTATTTACGTTATGAAATACAAACTAACTTACAAGGTAGGACTTGCAACAGTACAGGAGTGGATTTTTACTTCTAAGAGTTTATGCTACTGGAAGAAGATGGATCTAATCGAAACAGGACGTTTTAATATGGGTAGTTTTTACATAGAAGAATTTAAATTTTAACGAAATGAAAAACGACTTAATAGAAAGAATAACTTACCTGATAGAAAGAGACGAGTTAAACAAACGATGCAGAAAGAAGCAGCACATTTACAAGAAGTGTTTTCTGATGAACCAACTACGAAAAGAAGAACTAACATTTAACGAAATAGGTTCTTACTTTAATCAGCATCACGCCAGTGTAATCCATAACGTAAATACTCACAAGAATCTTCTAGAGTACAACAAAGACGAATACTTGGATGTTATTAGGGAGTATATGGTGTTCCTGATTGATTCTAAGTACATTCACAAGCCTAGAAACATCATTGACGATGTAAATGGATGCACAAGCCTTTACAAGTTGTTACGAGTTAAACGTTGGATTGCAGAAGGACGATATAAAAATTTAGAAGACGATGCAACATTATTAGAATAATTACGTTATATTTGTGAAGAGTTGGCTCGACACCATAAACTCAAAAGGAATTATTTACCCTTGTAATGAAACGAAAGTCGAGCCTCGTGGATTTACAGGGGTTTTTTTGTACCTAAAAATTAACAAAATGAAATTAACAACAACAATGGAATTTGATAGAGGACTTGAAGTTTCTATTATAATTTATGAAGAAGAACAAGTAGTGTCACTTGATTTTGGAGAGGATGAAATTCAGTTTACATATGAAGAATTTTATCAATTTGTAACAATGATAGAAAAAATTAAACCAATAAAAAAATGAGTGGTTGGATTAAAATTCACAGGCAAATTTTAGATTGGGAATGGTATTCTGACAATAACGCTTTTCGTATTTTTATGCATTTAATTTTAAAAGCTAACCATAAGGAAAAAAGATACAAAGGAATTGAACTAAATTGTGGAAGCGTGATTACGAGTAGAGATATTTTATCTTTGGAAACGGGTTTAAGTGTTCAGCAAATTAGAACTGCTTTAGACAAGCTAAAATCAACCAACGAAATAACCATCGAAACAAGCTCGAAAGGTACTATTATTCAGGTAGTTAACTACGCAAAATACCAACTATCAACCAACGAATCAACAAACGAGCAACCAACGAATAACCAACAAGTAACCACTAACAAGAATGAAAAGAAAGAAAGAAGTATATTTAAAACACCTTCTTTAGAAGAATTAAATACATTCTGTGTTGAGAATAACTTGATTTTAAACGCATCTGATTTTTTAAATTATTACGATTCTAATGGTTGGATGGTTGGTAAAAACAAAATGAAAGATTGGAAAGCAACAGTTAGACGTTGGTCTAAACCAAAACAAGAGTATATTTACGACCCATTAGTAGAAAAAGCGAGAAGAAATGGATATATTGAGTAAAGGTAGTACACAACAGTATCTGTTGGACTACAAAGCAGGACGCATTAAACAAGGACTTGGATTAGATTGCAATCTTGACGATAATTTAAGATACAAACCTAAACAACTAAACATTATTCTAGGACATGACAATGTCGGAAAGACTTATTGGATTAATTGGTACTTTCTTTCACTGGCACTGAAACACGGAATCCGTTTTATTTTATGGTCAGGTGAGAATCAGTACGGACAAATCTTAAGAGATATGATTCAAATCTATTCAGGAAAGCCATACCGAGAATTAAACGAACAACAAATACTTAGTTACTCAACTTACCTAGAGCAATACTTTGACTTTGTAGACAATTCCAAACTTTACAAACCTGCTGAGTTGTTTGAGATATTCCGTAAGTCTGATGCTCATGCTTGTTTGATTGACCCTTACACGGGACTTGACAGAGAAATGGGATATGAAGGCAACTACAAGTTTTTGAATGCAGCAAGGCAATTTGTAAACGAAACAGGTAAGTCAATCTACATAAACACGCATCCAAATACGGAATCAGGAAGAGCAGGAAACATCTACGGAGAACAACACCATTGGAAAGGACATCTTAAGCCACCAATGAAGGATGCAATTGAAGGAGGTAAGGCTTTCTTGAATCGTTGTGATGATATGTTTGTCATTCATAGGTTAGTTAAACACGAAACAATGAAATTTGTAACTTTGATTTCAGTTGAAAAAGTAAAGGACACGGACACAGGAGGTAAGATTACTGCATTAGATGATTTTATTATGTGTGACTTCAATAGTGGATTAGGCTTTACAATAAACGGACAAGACCCATTGAAACCTTTTAGACCTAAACCACCAACTCAGGCAAAGATTACAATGGTAGAACAGAAAATTAACGCACTAAACAACAAAGGATGGACATAGGATTAAAACTACTTTACATCAAAGGACTGATAGAAAAGAACATTTGGAAAGTTAAACTCACTCGAGAAGAGTTACAAGAGAAACGACCTGAAGCTGCAGCTTACATAAACGGAGCTAAAGACACGGAGAACGACTTAAAGCAGGTGCAGTTAGCAATCGTAGAACTTGAAACAGAACTACGTTTACACGGACGAGAAATAAACCGATGTCTGCATATAAACGGAGAATTAAAGAAAAGAATTGAAGAACTTGAACACGAACTTAAATTTAAAAATGTAGAATTATGAAAGTAACAGCAGTAGAATGGTTGGTTGAAACATTTAAAATAACTAATGTTGATTTATCGTATCACAAATTAATTATTGAACAAGCAAAAGAAATGGAGAAGGAGCAAATAGAAAATTCTTATGAAAGTGGAATAGAGGAAGGGATAAATAGATATTCAAGTGAAGAGTATAATCTTGAATATTACGAAACATCAGAACAATACTATAACGAAACATTTAAAAAATAAAAAAAATGAGAAAAGAACATAAATTAGTTGCACTATGTGCAGTATTACCTGTATTAGCTGACTTCATTGAGGATCTTAATGACCAGTATGTTTTCAAACAGGATTTGAAACGTAAAGCTAACATCCTAGCAGATGAGATTAGAAACAGAACTACGTTTACACGGACGAGAAATCAACAGATGTCTGCATATAAACGGAGAATTAAAGAAAAGAATTGAGGAATTAGAACACGAATTAAAATATAAAAACGTAGAATTATGACAAAGGAATTAGCACGCGACATTTTATATAATTACCTGCAAGAAAAAATAGAAAACAAATCAGAACTTCCAATATGGGATGAAAGAATCACAACTACGTATGAAGATAACATTTTAGCAACTTGGACATTTAGAGGAATAGTAAAATTTATATACAACTTAGAAGATAAATTATGATTAAAGAAAAAAAGTTAGTAGCACTATCAGCAGTGCTTCCTGTATTAGCAGACTTCATTGAGGATCTTAATGACCAGTATGTTTTCAAACAGGATTTGAAACGTAAAGCTAACATCCTAGCAGATGAGATTAGAAAGGTAGACTACAAAGTTCTACAGGTATACGGAGAAAAACGAGAAGAAATATACTCGCAACAGGTAGACTTGCAGTTGCTATTTAGACAATGGATTGAAGAAACTATAAAATTTGACTGATGAAAGTAGGAAGTGATTTTAGTGGAGTAGGTGCATTCGACCAAGCTCTAAGACGATTAGGAGTAAATTACGAAACAGTATTCGCTTGTGATATGGATAAGTATGCAAGAGATACATTCATTCATAACTATGGTGAGCCGAAATACTATCCAACCAATGTATATGACCGAGAGATTCCAAGCGAATCATTGGATATCTACATGACCTCTCCACCATGCCAAGCATTCTCATTGGCTGGAAAGCGACTTGGAAAGGATGATAAACGTGGAATCCTATTCTTCAACTCACATGAATTCATCAAAGTGAATCAACCTCGATTCTTTATATTTGAGAACGTCAAAGGATTACTTTCAGATGATGGAGGAAAAACATTCCAAGAATGGATCAATATGCTCGGAGGTAAATCAGTTAATGGATTGCCTGTATTGTTTCCACTTGACGATGCAGTTCCTTATCATTTATATTGGAAAGTTCTAAACGCAAAGCATCACGGAGTTCCTCAGAATCGTGAGCGAGTATTCTTGATTGGTATTCGTGACGATGCAGATAATCAATTTCAATTTCCAAGAGAAGAGCATTTGAGTAAACGATTAAAAGATGTGCTTGATAATGGTGTAGATGACAAGTATTTTTTGAGTGAAAAGATGTTAAATGGATTTACTAATCATAATCAAAATCATAATGAAAAAGGAACTGGATTTATATTTGAACCAAAAGACGAAAATCAAATTGCTAATTGTTTAAGAGCAAATGCAGCATTATGTCCAACCGATAATACTATAAAAGTAAAATCAGCTACATCCAAGGGATATGAAGAAGCGAGAGAAGGTGATTCAATCAATTTTAGTGTTCCATCTTCAGAAACACGAAGAGGAAGAGTAGGTAAAGGAGTAGCACAAACATTAGATACTGGATGCAATCAAGCAACAATGGATGGATTCAGGATCCGCAGATTAACTCCACGAGAATGCTTTCGACTAATGGACTTCCCTGATACATTTACTTGGAAGGTATCCGATTCTCAAGCATACAAACAAGCAGGTAACTCAATCGTGGTCAACGTGCTTTACAAAATACTAAAACAACTACCGTTATGAGATGTAAAAACTGCAAACAAAAGTTTATTCCAATCCGTTTTAATATGAAATACTGCACGGAAACAATTTGTCTTAGAGCTTTTTCAGACGAGATTAAAGTAAAGCAATGGCAAAAGACGAAACAGAAAATGAAAGCAGAGTTAGAAACAGTTCAATCCATTGTCAAAGCAGCTCAGATAGTATTCAATAAGTATATCAGGGAACGAGATAAAAACGAATTATGCATATCGTGTAAAAACATACCTAAAAAAATCAATGCTGGACATTTTTGGAATGCTAACAACCATTGGAATGTACGTTTTGATGAGGATAATGTTCACGTTCAATGTGAAAGATGCAATAGTTTCTTATCAGGCAACCTAATTGAGTACAGAGCCAACCTATTAACTAAAATTGGAGCAGAGAGATTTAGTCAACTTGAAGCAAAAGCGAGAGTAACACGGAAGTTTACAAAAGACGAACTCAAAGAAATTATAAAAAAATATAAAGATTTAATACGAGATATAAAATAAAGTATTATATTTGCATCTAAACAAAACAATTAATTATGAAACATTTATTTAAAGCGTTGGCAGATTTCCAACAAGAAGTACCAGTGATCCACAAAGCGACACAGGGCTATGGGTATTCTTATTCCGATTTACCAAAGATTTTTAGCGTAATCAATCCGTTACTAAAAAAACACGGACTAGGATTTACGCAGTTGATTAACGAAGGGGATGTATTAACTATTCTTTTCCACGTAGAAAGTGGAGAACAGTTACAAAGTTCTACAACTATTCCACAGAACGTACAACTCAAAGGAATGAATGACTTTCAAGTTTTAGGCTCAGCTATTACCTACATTCGTAGATATGCTTTATCTTCAATTCTAGGTATCGTAACTGACAAAGATACTGACGCAGGAGGAGAGCAAGTAAAACACGAACCAAAGAAACAAGCGTTAGATGCTAAAAGATTCCAAGATGCAGTCAAAGCAGTAACCGAAGGAAAGATAACACGTGAGTCTTTAGAAAGTAAGTTTAGTTTAACAGATGGTCAAATCGATATATTAAACGCACTATGAAAACTAATCAACAAGAACTTAATTTAGGTATTATGGCTAGAAAAAAACAAGATAATCAATATACAACAAACAAGTATATTGGATTTTTACAGATATTAAGAGACAGATTAAACAATGAAGAAATAAATGGGCTTCATAAAGAAATAAGATTATATAATATATCAAACCAATGGGGTACTTTCTTAAAGCACAATAATATTGTTTATAGAGATGACAATGGATTTTACAGATGGAATGATAAAATACCTGTATCAATTAAATTAATAGAATCATTTAGAAATTACAATACTAAAATGAATATACAATATACACCTGCAGCATTTAGTAAAGAATTTAAAAATAGAATTGATTCCAAAAAAAGAATTGAAGTTCAGTTTAGTGATACTCCTTTAGAAGTTGTTACTGAAAACCACAGAAACACGAACACACAAGAAATAGGATTGATTCGTAAATTCTTAAAATGGATATACTAATGAAAGTACGTTGTTCAGCAATAGGAAAAATTATGAGTAGTCCTCGCAATAAATCGGAGGTGCTTTCACAGACTGCAAAGACATACATTCACGAAATGGTGTTGCAGGATAAATACGGAATCAGAAAAGAGTTCAGTTCACGTTACACTGATAAAGGAAACGAAGTAGAGAACGAATCTATCAGTCTTGTTAACGAAGTGTTAGACATTGGATTTATCTATAAGAACGAAGAGTATTTCGAGAACGATTGGATCACAGGAACACCCGACGTAAACACGGACGAAGTATTACTTGATGTTAAAAGCTCTTGGGATGGAACTACATTCCCATTCTTTGAAACTGAAATTCCTACAAAGGATTATTTCTACCAACTGCAAGGCTATATGTGGCTAACAGGTAAACAACAATCAATGCTTTGTTACTGCTTAGTTGATACTCCTGAATTAATGGTAGAGGATGAGATTAGAAGAACGCACTGGAAGTTAAACCTAATGGAAGAAAGTTTAGACCTAAGAGACGAAATTCAAAAGAAGCACATCTTTAGCCACATTCCAAAGAACAGACGTGTAAAGGTATTTTATGTACAAAAAGACGAAGCAGTCATTGAACGAATCAAAGAACAGGTAGAACTTTGCAGAGAGTATTATAACACTTTAATTAATTTCTTATGAGTTGGCTTGAATATCATTGTGAAGATATGGCTAATCATATAATAAAATATGAACTAATGAACCAACAAATAGAAGATAAAATAGTATTACGTGTTTTAAGCAGATTCAGCGAACGAAGTCAAGTAGGAATAACCAAGTATAACACAACACTAGAAAGAACCGATTTAAGCACGTTAGAATGGCTTACACACGCACAGGATGAAGCTATGGACTTTGTACTTTACTTGGAGCGACTAAAAGACGAATACAGAAGTGGCTTATTAACTAACATGATGAAGCAATCCGAACAAGACGGAATGTACGAAGAAAGGTTAAAACGAACAATGCCTAAATAAAATAAGATGAAAACACAAAGCGAATTTGTAAGGCTTGGAGAAGGTATTGCATATTATGAACAATACTTTGAAACTCAAACACTAGAAAAAATATCATTAAGTGATTGGAAATTAATACAAGACCTTGTTGATGACTTGGCTCAAATATTAAGCGAAGGTAATAAAGTAGATATTGACGTTAAAATATTAGACAAATGAAAATAACAATCGAACAATACGACCACAAGATTACATACGAAGTTCCGTACAACGATGTTAACATGGAACAGATGCTTGAGATACTAGAAAACCTTTTAAAATGTACGGGGTACTGTTTCAGCGGAAACCTAGAGATAGTTGACGATAGTGTAGAAGAAAGCAATATAGAAATAAATAATCGTACATACCCTTGTGCGATGGAAAATGATTGTGATGGTATAAGGTGTTATAATTGCATAAAAATACACGAATCCAAAAATACAAACCAATAATGAAGCAAATTAAAGAAAAAACACTAGCAATAATCACCTTGTTTTTAGTAATGGGAATGTTAATCCTAGTAGGAACAGCGATAGCGTCTTGGGTATTCAGAGGAGTATTTTAGGTAAGTTGACAATGAAAATAGATATAGAAGATTTTTACCGAAAGGCGAATCACATTATTGAAACCGTTGTCAAACCACAGGTAGCAAAATACGAATTAAGTAAACAATTAAATAAACATAAAATGGAAAACAAAGTAAACACGGGAGCAATCTTCAAAAACACGAACAAGAAAGCTGAGAACCATCCAGACTACAAAGGGAAGGTTAATGTAAATGGTAAAGAAATGGAAGTGGCTTTATGGGTAAAACAAGGTAAAGCAGGATCATTCTTTTCTGCAGCATTCAGTGAGCCATACGTAGCACCTGAAACAATGGAGCGCAGACCAGTAAGTGATGCAATGGATGATGATGATGGGCTTCCTTTCTAAAATGGAAAACAAAAACTACCTTTTTACGTTATAATAATATGAAAACAAAAAATTGTATTATATGTAATATTGAGAAGGTAGTTTCTGATTATTACAAACACAGTCAAATGGCAGATGGACATTTGAATAAATGTAAAGAATGTTGTAAGTCACAAGCGGCTAAAAGGCATTACGAATTATATAAAGACGAATCTTATGTAGAAAAAGAAAGAGCAAGAGGAAGGGAAAAGTATAAACGATTGAATTATTATGAATCTTATAAAAAATCAATAGTTGATAAGCCTTGGGTATCTACTCAAATATATAAAAATCTACATAGACAAAGAAAATGTGCTAAAGGATATGAATTGCATCATTGGAATTATAATTATTTAAATGACGTTTTAGTTATGACTATTTCAGAACATAGAAAAATACACAAAAAAATGAAATTAGATAAAGAAAAGAAAATATTTATTTACAATGGAGAGTATTTGGATACCTTCAATAAGCATAAGTCTGCAATAGAAGAAATACTTTCTGATGTATATTGACGAGGGAGGATTGCGAAAGCAATTAGAAATGTTGCTTCGTACCAAAACACGAAACCAAATTGTGCAGGAGATAAAGTCAAACACAGGAAGATTTCATCAATACCAAATAGACAAGTTTCTACAAGGTAAAGATGTTACACTATGCACAGTAGTCAAGCTAGACAACTATGTGTCCAGAGAGATTTACTTAAACGATTTAGAGCCACTTTAATTAGTGGCTTTTTTTATGTTGAAAACTTTTTAGCAACGTGATTAGATTTTCATCGTAAGTTTGATTAGAATTTAATCAATGGATAAATTAACCATACTAGCAAAGCAGCATAAAGATTGGGTGCGAATCGTTAATAGTTTCGGCGAATACTTTTTAGCTGATGACATCGTTCAGGAAACATATATCAAAATACTTCGTTTAAATCATATAGACAAGATTGTTACTGACACGATTAACAAGAGCATGATGTGGTTAGTCTTGCGAAGTGTTTACATTGATCATATCAGAGCAAAGAAGAACGATTGCGTTTCCATTAATGAATGTTTTGATTTACAATACACGGAGCATAACCTACAGAAAGACGAAGCATTTAGTTTAATAGAACAAAAGCTACAAGACGAAATGAATAACTGGCATCACTACGACAAGATGTTATTTAATTTGTACAGGGAATCTAAACTATCAATAAGAGAAATAGCAGATGCAACTAAGATACATTACACTTCTATTTTCCATACGTTAAAACGATGCAAAAAGAAACTAGAGGAAGCAGTAGGAGAAGACTACAAAGATTATTTAAACGAAGATTTTGAATTAATAAAATAGACATGATATTTAGAAATATATTAGAAGTTTTAGAAGCTGAATTAGAAAGAAGAACTGAAAGGTCAAAAGATAACTACAAGCTTTTTTGTGACCAAGAAAGAATTAACAAAAAACTTATAGCAGAAAATGAAATGCTTAGAAAGGATTTAGCAGAATTAAGTAAAGAACACTTTAAAAAATAAACAATGGCAAAAACACGAAAAACACAAGCAAAAGGATTAGGAGATACAATCGAACAAATCACAGAAGCAACAGGAATTAAAAAGTTAGTTAAGTTCATAGCTGGAGATGATTGCGGATGCGATGCACGTAAAGAGAAGCTCAACGCATTGTTTCCTTATCACAAACCTGAATGTCTAACAGAGGATGAGTACAACTATTTAAGTGAATCAAAGGTACTTGACAAAAACACGATTAAACCAAGTGAGCAAGACGCAATCTTAAAAATTTACAACAGAGTTTTCCATGTAAGTAGAGAACCAACATCGTGCGCAAGTTGTTTAAGAGAAATTGTCTTGAAGATGCAACAAGTATTTAACGAGTACGAAACTGCATAAACACGAAATGAGATACTACATAATTGATCACGGAAAAGAAATGCTAGAAACTGCTAATGCAGTAACAGACCTACTTACTAAACAGGGGTGTCACTATGTAGTTTACTTAACCGATGCTGATGGATTAATGTGCGTAGAAGAAATCAGCGAAAATGAATTTTTAGACCATTTTAAACACTACAAAAACACGAAATAACAAATGAAAAACAAAGTAGGAAGACCAAGAAACCTAGACAGTCCAGAACAACTACAAGCACTATTCGAAAAATACAAAGCAGACGTTAAAGCTAATCCAAGAATAAAAAGCGTCTTTGGAGGTAAAGAGTTTGAAGAGAGAGCAGAACCACTAGAAAGACCATTAACTTTAGAAGGCTTTGAATTGTTTTGCTTTGACGAAGTAGGATGCGTTGAAGATTATTTCCGAAATAGAGATAAAAGATATGACGAATTTTCCGCCATCTGTACACGTATAAGAAAAGCAATACGTCAAGACCAAATCGAGGGAGGTATGGTAGGACAGTACAATCCATCCATTACACAACGATTAAACGGACTTACAGAGAAAGTAGAAAGCACGATTATAACAGAGCAACCTTTGTTTGATTTAAATTCAATAGAAGATAAAGAAGATAAATAATGTTTAAAGTTACTACTGCGATAAAAAAGATTCTCCAACTTAAAAAGAGAATTAAAATTATACAAGGGGGAACAAGTGCGGGAAAGACATTCTCAATTTTACCAATTTTAATAGACAAGTGTACAAAAGAAGCAGGATTAGAAGTTTCTGTTGTAGCTGAATCCATCCCTCACTTAAGAAGAGGTGCGCTAAAAGACTTTGTCAAGATAATGCGTTGGACAGGACGCTACATTGACGACCGCTTTAATAAATCACTTCTAAGATACGAATTTGGAAACGGAAGTGTAATAGAGTTCTTCTCAGCAGATGACGCATCCAAGTTAAGAGGAGCAAGAAGGGATATCCTGTACATTAACGAATGTAATAACGTAACCTTCGAAAGTTATAACGAATTATCAATCCGTACAAAGAAAGAAGTATTCTTAGACTTTAATCCAGCAAATGAGTTTTGGGTACACAAGGAACTAAAAGACGAAGAAGATTCAGACTTCATTATCTTAACCTACAAAGACAATGAAGCTCTTGATGAATCCATAGTTAGCCAAATAGAAAAGAATCGTGAGAAAGCAGCTACATCATCTTATTGGGCAAATTGGTGGCGAGTTTACGGACTAGGAGAAATCGGAAGCCTTGAAGGAGTTATTTTTGACAACTGGAAGTTAATTGATCGGATTCCTGCAGAAGCTAAGTTGATTGGAATTGGACTTGACTTTGGATACACGAACGACCCTACATCAGCAATAGAGATTTACAACTACAACGGACAGAGAATAATCAACGAACTTGTTTACAGGACAGGAATGGTAAACTCAGATATCGCAAATCTGCTCCCAAATCATGTAACAATATACGCAGACTCATCAGAACCTAAATCAATCGAAGAAATACGAAGGTTTGGTAAAACAATTAAAGGAGTAACGAAAGGAGTTGACTCTATTAAGTTTGGAATTGACGTAATGCAAAGACAGGAATACTTAGTTACCAGTGCGAGTACAAACCTAATCAAAGAACTTAGAAGCTATTGTTGGAGCGTAAAGAAAGACGGAGAAAAAACAAACGTACCTATTGATCACTTTAATCACGCTATAGATGCGTTAAGATATCACGAGATGGAAACACTAGGACTAAAAAAGAACTATGGACAATACAACATCAGATGATTTACCAATGATGAAAAGAGTAGTAGAGGACTACATCTATCAGCGTACAGGAAAACGGATAGCAATAGTCTTTGATGACGTAATGATGATACGCAGACACTTTCAAATGCTAACTGCAGCATACGACATAATCATAGCACAACAGAATAAACAATAAATCGTTTTAATATTATGAAGTTAGAAATAAACGTACCTTCAAGCCTAAGTGAAATTCCACTTAAACACTACCAAGACTTTCTAAAAGTTCAGGCGGATTCCAACGATGAGGAATTTGTCGCTCAGAAGATGATTGAAATCTTTTGTGGTATAACTATTAAAGACGTAGTTAAAATGAAGCTAACGAGCTTAAATGAGCTTATAACACACTTCATGAAGTTGTTTAGTGACAAGCCAAAGTTTCAAAACAGATTTAAGATAAAAGCAGAAGAAGGAGAGATTGAATTTGGATTCATTCCAGAACTAGAAGAGATCAGTTTCGGCGAGTACGTAGATTTGGAATCACATATTACAAATTGGGAAACATATCACAAAGCAATGGCAGTGATGTACAGACCGATTATCAAAACACGGAAAGATAAGTACGACATTTTACCGTACGAACCTAACAAAGACTTTCAGGAGTTAATGAAATTTGCACCACTAGATGTAGTAATTGCAAGTTCTGTTTTTTTTTGGACTTTAGGAAACGAGTTATTGCAGGCTACCCTGAATTATTTGGAGAAGGAGATGAAGAAGAACAAGACGCTTTCAACGACTTTTCAGAAACAACTCAATTTGCAAAACGATGGGGATGGTATCAATCAGTATATGCTCTCGCTAAAGGAGAACTTACAAAGTTCGATGACGTTACCAATTACAGACTTACTAAATGTCTCACATATCTCGTCTTTGAAAAGCAAAAAAACGATATCGAACGCAGACAATTTGAACGCAATTTAAAACGATGACAGGATTCTACGACATACTAAACAAACTAAAGATACATTTCGACAATGACGAGATAGTAAACACTGTTACGCAAGGAGATATCTTTCAGGTTGATCTAAACAAACAGACTATCTTTCCGTTAACTCACATAATGGTTAATAGTTCTGTACTAAGTGACAATACACAGACGTTCAACGTGTCGTTAATTGCAATGGATATAGTTGACGTATCTAAATCAGAGCCACTAAATGACTTTGAAGACCGCGACAACGAACTAGACGTACTAAATACTCAGCATCACGTTTTAAATAGATGTTATCAGCAGATGTTACACGGGAATTTGTGGGATGCGCAGTTTGTAGTAGAAACAGATCCTACACTTGAGCCTTTCACAGAACGCTTTGAGAACTTGTTAGCAGGTTGGACGATGACATTTGATGTAGTAGTTCCTAACGATATGACTATTTGCGATACTGATAGCTATGCTCCGTTTTGTTCTCCTGCATTTGTCGTAAACACGAACGGAAGTTACTCAACAAGCGTAGCATCTGGAAGCACATTAACATTACCTGACACTACTTTAAACCTACAAATAGACGGAACACAAGTAGCTACATCAACATTCGCAACTTTAAGCAATCAAACAATTAATTTAGTATGGCAATAGATATTAACATACCATCACAAGTAAAGAACTACGCTAACTTAGCAGCGTTCCCTGCAACAGGCAGTTTAAAAACAATCTTCATAGCAGAGGACACTAACAAGACTTACCGTTGGACAGGATCAGCTTACGTGGAAATTTCAGCAAGTCAAGCAACTGCATGGGGAGCAATCACAGGAACGCTATCCTCACAAACGGATTTGAATACTGCGTTAAGTGGTAAAGTCCCAACGACTCGCACCCTAACAATAAACGGAACTACACAAGACCTATCCGCAGATAGAACATTCACGATAAGCACAGGCATAACAATCGGCACGACTGCGATTACTTCGGGTACTGTTGGACGTGTGTTATTCGAGGGAACGGGGAATGTAGTTCAAGAGAGTGCTAACTTGTTTTGGGATAATACGAATGGAAGACTTGGGATTGGGACTAGTTCACCTTCAGCAATCATCCATTCAGTTGGTTCGGTTACTGCTTCGGGTGCAATTGGTAGAGGTAACTATTTAAACAATACTTTGGTAGCTTCAGCGAATAGTGATGTACTTGTCGGCTTAGACGTACAACCTACATTCACTAATGGAGCGTTTACGGGGGTTGCTAATTTTGCTATTAGAGCTTCGACAACTTCAACTTCAGCAATAGGAAAACTATTAATAGGTACAACAAGCAATCCTTATTCCGTCGGTTCGTTAGTAGTTGAGCATCCTGTTAGTTTTGTTTCGTGGTTTAAACGTGGTGCAAATATGATTGAAATCAATCCATCTTCAAGTGGAGTTAATATCATTACATCAACCGTTGACACGGGAGGTACTCAATTACCTTTAAGTTTATCAGCTAGAAAAATAAATGCGGATTTATATTTACAAACAACGGGAAACATTGGAATAGGCACCACCACAGACGCAGGGTTTAAACTTGACGTGAATGGTACTGCGAGGGTGAGTGGGTTATTAACATTAAGCAATGGAATAACAATGACCACTAGTGGTTCACCTGCTAATATTCTAGTGACGGGTTATACTTGTGTTTTTAGGCTTACTGCTACTTCAGGCGTTGGTAATTTTGATTTTGCTAAATATAATGGATACGCACAAATATCAAGTATAAACGAGTCAATTAGATATAGTTCACCTTCTCATTTATTTGGTGGAACAACAGTAAACTATTCCGCTCTTATCAATATGGAATCCACTACTCAAGGCTTCCTTCCTCCACGAATGACAACCACACAAAAGAACGCCATCGCAACACCTGCTACGGGACTAATGGTATATGATACAACTTTGAACTTAATCTCCGTATATAACGGGACAATTTGGATATCTTTATAATATGAAAGCAACAACACCAACAAACGGAGTAGCAATCGAGCCGATTGTATACCCACTTAATGAAGGTACTGCAACACGAATGACCGTGTTAGTATTGAACTTCGAAACGACTGCAACGACTTGCACAACCTATTGGCAATTACTAACCGAGGAAGGAAAGCAATTAAGCCAAGGGAACTACACTTTGACCGAAGAACAATTCCTAGCTTGGGGATTCGATAACAACGTAGTCAACGAGTATGTCGCTGAAGCAATCGGAGTAGTAATCATCTAAAACACGGACAAATGTTAACACTAAACGAAGAACAAGTAAAGCAATTAGAAGCAATCTTAAGTGAGTTACCGATGAAGTTCGGCGTACCTATTTTGAATATCTTAAACGAAGCGAGTAAACCTGCTGAAAACACGGATGAAGCAAACTGAATTACAAAAAGAGTTAAACAAGTTTAGAGACTATGTAGTTAGTCAAGCTAAAGCAAATCTTACGAGGGGTGGTAAAAACTCCTCTAAGAGCTTGTATAACTCTATTAAAGGTAATGTCAAAGCTAATCCTAATTCATTTGAGATGGACTTTTCAATGGAGGAGTACGGATTCTATCAGGACAAAGGAGTTTCAGGGATAAAAAAGAAGTACAACACGGATTACAAATACACGAACAAAATGCCACCTGCTAAAGCATTTGACAAGTGGGTAGTTAGAAAAGGACTTGCACCTAGAGAAAAGGGAAAATTTAAAAACAGAAAGTCTTTGTCTTTTGCTATTGCACGTTCGGTATATATAAACGGAATCAAACCTAGTTTATTCTTTACTAAACCATTTGAAAAAGCGTTCAAGCGTTTACCTGAAGACTTAGTAGAAGCATTTGGACTAGACGCATTAAAATTATTTAACACAACAACATTTCCTAATCAAAAATAGATGGCAATTTTCGCACGTTCACCGTACATTCTAACAATAAACGAAACAGGACAGACTGCTTCAATGATACAGATATTCTTGTGGGGTGGTAACTCAACTCCGATGCCTGCTTCTCCTGCTTATACATTAAGCAAAAACATTCCTTCATCTAGTTCTCCTGCTACTTATTACGATCTATCTCCTTACATTCGTGAGTTTATTAATCACAATACACTTCAAACTATTACAACAAGTAATGCTCCTACTCCTTCTGCTCAGTGGTGCTGGATAGGAATCAAAACATTTAAGAAAACTACAGGTGGATTTGTACAGTTTGGATCAACATTAACTTACAGAGCATACGAAGGGTACGGAAATTACACGGACGGAGCAAATCCTAACTTATCCAGAGTTCACTTAGACGCAGGAACTTACAACTATTATTTAGACGGTAGCGGAAACTACGGACACTTGACGATAGAAAATATCTCTGGAGATACAATCAAATACACAAACTTAGTTACAGGAGCTAACAATACTTCGTCTCTAGGAGCATTAAACGTGCAAGACTATCCAAGAGTATTTAGTTCGTATTTAAGTGCAGGAAACAAGGTAGAAATCATCAACGCAGGAACTACAGTATGGACTGCAACTTTCCAACCTAAAGCAGAATGTAAATACACGCCTGTTAGATGTGACTTTGTAAACAAATACGGAGCGTGGCAAACTGAATGGTTTTTTAAAGCTAGTAACAGATCAATCAACGTAGAAAACACGGAGTACAATTTAATGCCTGCAACATATCCTGATTACAATGTTCAGGAAGGACAAAGAAAAGTATTTAACACGAACGCAAAAGAGCAAATCAAAGTTAACACGGATTGGGTAAACGAAAGCTACTCAGAAGTAATTAAACAACTGATGTTAAGCGAAAGAATCTTACTAGACAAATCTCCAGTGAAGATAAACACGAAATCAACAGAGCTATTCAAGAGCATCAACACGCACATGATTAACTATCAACTAGACTTTGAATACGCTTACGACACAATTAACTCAGTAGTGTAATGAATAGAAAAGTACAAGTATATATCGAAGGACAAAGACTCGAACTATTCAACGATGAGCAGATTCAGGTAACATCAACTCAACAGAACGTAGCAGACATTTCAAAGACTTACACGGACTTTTCTCAAAGTTTTACAATTCCTGCTTCGACACATAATAATGAAATCTTACAACACTTTTATCAGAGTGATGTAAACGCAACGATTGATCACAACCTACGAAGAAACGCATTCATTGAAATTGACTTGACTTTCTTCAGACGTGGTAAGATTCAGATTGAAAAAGCACAACTAAAAAACGGACAAGCAGAAAGCTACACGTTAACATTCTACGGAGAGGGTAAGACCTTACTAGATTACTTTGGAGAAGATTTACTATCAGACTTGGATTATACTTCTGTTAATCACACTTACACAGGTGCAGAGGTAAAAGACAGAATTGAAGACAACGCAAACACGTACGACGTAAAATATCCTTTGATTAGTTCTAAGCGAGTTTGGACGTATGACGGAAATCCTCCAACGACTATCTCACCTGCTTACTATTCAATCCCTACAAATAGTGCACACGACATCCATCAAAATGCAGGACACATTCACTACACGGAGTTATTTCCTGCGTTAAGAGTATCTAAGATATTCGATGCTATCGAAACCAAATACGGAGTTTCATTCAACGGAAACTTCCTAAGTGATGACAGGTTTAGTAAGTTATTCTTGTGGTACAAAAACAAGAACGATATGCAAGTTCTATCTGAATCATATTTAGTAGATATGCAATCAGTAACTCCTGCGTATATTCAATACGATTTAACGAACTATTTTGATACTACCTTAGACACATTACATATTGTAGAAATAACAGGCGTACTTAGTCACCTAATTGAATTTAACGTAACGTCTGCATCTACAGGTAATGATTACTACATTGATGTTTACCAAAATGGAAACTTATTAAACACGATTGTAGGAAACGGAACAGGTACTTATACTTGTGATTTCTTCAACCAAACTTCAGGACTTGATGTAACTTATCAATTCAAGCTGAGAGGTGCTACTGCAATGACATTAGGCACAAACATAAAATATTCAGTACAGTATATTTCTTCTGGTTCTATTGCAACTGATTACGCAACGTGTTCAAATGCTTCACAAGTAATTGTCTTAAACACGGACTTAGCTTCAATGTCACCTGTAATGAAAATCAGCGAGTTCTTTAGTGGAGTTTTGAAGATGTTCAATATGACTTGTTACGGACTTGCACAGAACAGCTTTCAAGTTGAGCCATTAGACGATTGGTATTCAGCAGGAGCTATTGTAGACATCTCCAAATACACGGACGTAGATTCTATAGACGTAGACAGAATGAAACTATACAAGAAGATCACGATGAAATATCAGGATTCGGAATCATTCTTGAACAAGCAGTTCAGTCAGTTATTTAATCGCCAGTACGGAAACACGAGCTATCAATATAACTACGATGGTGACGAGTTTACTTTAGACGTACCTTTCGAGAATCTGTTACAGACTAAATTCACAGGAACAAATTTACAGGTAGGTTATTCACTTAATAACGAGTTTGCCCCATACGTTCCTAAACCTATTCTACTTTATCAATACGACAATCAAGACGCAGACTTTCACTTTAACGATGGAACGTCAACAGGTACGATTCTTAACTACACACCATTTGGTCAAGACCTTTACACGAACTTAACCAATTACACGTTGAACTTTGCACCTGATATTTCAACGATTCTAAACGAACCTGTTCAGCAGACGTTATTCGGGACGTATTACTTTTCTTACCTGTACAATCTTTACAACTTAAAGCAGAGATTGATCAGCGTAAAAACGATATTACCAATTGCCTTGCTTACAGGACTACGTTTAAACGATAGATTAGTAATCAGAGATAAACGATATATCATTAATTCAATGCAGTCTAATCTAACAACAGGAGAGGTAAACTTTCAATTGATCCTAGATTTCAGACCTATGGTAAATGCTACACAAATACCAAACGTAGGGCTAGCAGGTGGAAATGTAAACGTACCGATTGATTTTGTAAACAACGCTTCTACTGCTTTGATTACTTCGACAAATTCAGACGTAGTGATTACTCCTGATGAGATTACTGCTAGTCAATTAGTCGTTGTAACGCTACCTAGTGGAACTGCAGGTACTGTTTATCCAATAGACGTAGAATACACGCTTACAAACGGAATTATAGAAACACGAACCATAAACATAATTCAAAAATGATAAAGAACATAATAGCAATGCTTACCATAGATAACTTCTACGGAATATCAGAGAACATAGACATCGCAAAAGGAAAGTACGCTTACACGACATCCTTTCGTAAAATGACAAGACAAGAAATAAGAAAAAACGCACGTAAAAAAACTAACTGATGGCTGAAAAGAAAGTAATAGAATTAGATGTACAGAATAACTTAGGCTCGTTAAAATCACAATTAAAACAAGCACAAGCAGAAGTACAAACTTTATCTGATAAGTTTGGTGCAACATCACAAGCAGCAGCAGAAGCAGCTAAGAAAGCAGCGGATTTAAAAGATAGAATCCAAGATGCAAAAGCGTTAACCGATGCCTTTAATCCTGACGCTAAATTCACTTCTCTTACACGTTCTATTGGTGGAGCATTAGATGGATTCCAAGCGTTTGAAGGTGCATTAGGTTTAATTGGAGTTGAATCAGAAGACCTACAAAAAACATTGTTGAAAGTTCAATCAGCAATGGCATTTTCTCAAGGTATTCAAGGAGCATTAGAAGCAAAGGATTCATTTATTCAATTGGGTTCAGTTGTAAAGAATACGTTTAGTGCAATGACTACTGCATCTAAAGCATTCTTAGTAGGTGGTATTGGATTGATTATTGCAGCAGTTGGATTGATTGTGGCAAATTATGATGAGTGGTTTGGAGCATCTAAAAAAGTAGCAGAACAACAAAAAGTAATTGCAGAACAAGCAAAAGAACAACGACAAAACATAGCTAAGGAATCAGGTGAGTTTGCCACATTAATTTCACGACTTAAAAACACGAACGAAGGAAGTAAAGAACGTGCTGATTTAATTAAAAAGATTAACGGACAATACGGAACTACGTTAAAAAATATTAAAGACGAAGCTAAATTCCAAGAATCTTTAAACAAAGAGTTAGCGTCTTATTTAGAATACCAAAAAGCAAAATACCAACTACAGAAAAACGAAGAATTTATTGTTAAGAACTTAGAGAAACAAGACTTAATACAATCTAAAATATCTAAATCAACAAAAGATTTACCTGCATTAATTGAAGCACAGAAAAAAGCTCAAAAGGGTTTAAATGAAACTAATGCACAAGATACTAACATGGTTGCTTTCTATGCTGAAAAAGTTAGGGAAGCCAAAGCAGCAGTAGAAGCTAAAAATAAAGAAATTAAATTAGAACAAGATGAACTAGCTAAAGCAGAAAAACGATTTAATGCCTATGGTTCAGCAGCAAACAATGCAGCAGCAAAAGTAGATAAACTTACTAATAGTGGAACTAAATACGTTGAGCAAACTACGGAAAAAGTTGATAAGGTAGAAGAAAACGAAAAGAAAACTATTGACTTATTTACTGAAGGGATAGATAAACTTGAATTACTTGAAAAAGAAAAGACAAAAATTGTTGTAGGCGGTGAAAAGGAACGAGCTGATGGAATTAAAAAAGAACTTGCTGGAGTTGAAGAACTCCGTGTTCGTATGTGGCATCGTGAAAAAGAACTTAACGCATTAAAAAAAGCACAAGCATTAGAAGCATTAGATGCAACTGCAAATACATTAGGAAAGATATCAGAACTATTTGGTAAACAAACAAAAGCAGGTAAAGCAGCAGCAGTAGCAGAAGCAACTATACAAATGTTTTTATCAGCGCAAAAAGCATACGCATCAACAGTAGGCATACCTGTTGTTGGTCCTGTATTAGCACCAATAAACGCAGCTTTAGCAATCGGAGTAGGACTTAAAAATATCAAAGCAATCACTGCAGTAAAAGTTCCTAACGATACAGGAGGAGCGCCACCACCAAACACAAATACAGGAGGAGGTGGAAGTTCTGTTATTTCACCAAACTTTAATGTAGTTGGAAACTCAGGACTTAATCAACTTAGTCAGCTTCAACAAAAACCGACAAAGGCTTACGTGGTTTCTGGAGACATGACAACTGCACAATCTCTAGACAGAAACAGAATAGAAAATGCAACATTAGTACAATAAATCGTTAAAATAGTATGAAAATTATTGAATTGATCATAGACGAAAAAGACAAGCTAAGCGGAATTGACGCAGTTTCTGTAGTTCATTCTCCTGCTATTGAAGAGAACTTTATCCATCTAGCAAAACACGAAGTAGAGTTAAAAGAAATTGACGCAGAGAAACGCATTTTAATGGGTGCTGCTTTAGTTCCAAACAAACACATCTACAGACGAGATAAAAAAAACGAAGAGTATTACATATACTTTTCAGAAGATACAGTACGTCAAGCGTCAGAGTTATTCTTAATGAACTCAAACCAAAACAATGCTACCTACGAACACGACAAGAAACTCGAAGGAATGTCCGTTGTTGAAAGTTGGATCATTGAAGATTCTAAACAAGACAAGTCAGCTAAATACGGATTTGATTTACCAAAAGGAACTTGGATGATATCAATGAAGGTAAACAACGAGCAAGTTTGGAGTGACGTTAAAGCTGGTAAAGTAAAAGGCTTTAGCATTGAAGGTTACTTCGCTGACAAGTTAGAAATGTCGCAGATGACAGACGAAGATTTATTAATCGAAAAAATCAAACAAATAATCAAAGAAGATGAGCAAAACTAAAACACCAAGTTATTCAAGTCCAAAAGGCGGTAGAAGAGGATGCCTATGCGAAAACGGAAAATACTCCTCAAAATGTTGTGACGGTAGCCTACAAGCACAGGGCATAGGTTCGATTACAGGAACTGAAAATGTTTCAGTAACAATTGATTCAGGAGTAAGAACTACAGTACGTCAGAACGGATAAAAATACAACAAATAAAAGTTGATACGTTAAATAAGTATAAAAAAAAGAACAATGGGTTTAAACGAAGTATTTAAGAAAGTATCAGCAATCAATGAGGTTACTGAGTTGGCTTCTCAAAAAGTTGATTTGGCTGTGATGGACGACATCAATAAATTAAAGCAAACTATTATTTCCGAATGGAAATCTCATGTAAGTAAGCGTGATGCTTGGGGAGCTGAATCTTCAAAAATACTTCAATCAATTGGACAACATGAATCTAAAGGAGTTCAGTTAAAAAAAGAAGTTGATGTAATTGACAAAAAAATATTGGATTTAAGTTCACAACTGACAAAGTTAAGAAATCAAGCTCAATCATTAGGATTAGAATTACCAAGAGAAGTAAACTTATTAGATGGAGTTCAAATTGGTGCTTGGTCTAATAAAATGGTGGATACAAGAGAAATAGTAGATGAGTTTACAAATAAGTTAAAATAAAAACGAAAAATGAAAAATAGCACAATTAACAAAATCAAAGCACTTTTAGGAATGGAAGTGAGTTTAGAAATGATGAAGCTAATGGATGGAGTTACTATCCTTGAGGCAGACGCATTTGAAATGGATAACGAAGTGTTCATCATTACAGAAGATGAGCAAAAAATTCCTTTACCTGTAGGAGAGTACGAACTAGAGAACGGAATGATCCTAGTAGTTGCAGTTGAGGGTATCATCGCAGAAGTAAAAGAAGCTGTAGTTGAAGAAGAAGTTGCTCCTGAAGCAGAAACTCCAGAAGTAGAAGTTGAGGTTGAAGCAGAAGCAGAAGTTGCACCAACTGCAAAGAAAACTATCGAATCAATCGTTAAGGAAACTTTCTTCTCAGAAATCGAAGCATTGAAAACAGAAAATATTGAATTGAAAGCTAAATTGGAATTGCTTTCTAAAGTTGACGAAGTTACAGAAGAGGTAACCGAACTTTCAGAAGAGCCAAAACCTATTATGCACAATCCTGAAAACACGAATCAAGTTGAAACATTCAAGTTTGCTAAAAACAGAGAGCGTAACACACTAGATTCAATCTTAGAAAAATTTAACAAATAATATTAACTAATTAAAATTTAAACAAAATGGCTACTACAACTAGCATTACTACAACTTACGCAGGTGAGTTCGCAGGAAAATACATCGCAGCAGCGTTGTTATCTGCACCAACATTAGACAAAGGTGGAATCACTATCGTTCCTAATGTGAAATTTAAACAAGTTATCAAGCGTGTGGCTACAGATGCAATTATTGCAAATGCTACATGTGATTTTGATGCTACATCTACAATTACTTTAACTGAGAAAATCCTTCAACCTGAAGAGTTCCAAGTTAACTTACAATTGTGTAAAAAAGATTTCGTTTCTGATTGGGAAGCAATCTCTATGGGTTACTCAGCATTTGAAGTAATGCCGAAAAACTTTACAGACTTCTTATTGGCACACGCTGCTGAGAAAGTTGCTGCTGCAATGGAGACATCTATTTGGACAGGAGTTAACGCAACTGCAGGTCAGTTCGCAGGTATTATGACACAATTAACTACAGACGCTACTTTGCCATCAGGTCAAGAAGTTGCAGGTACTACAGTTACTGCTGCTAACGTTGTTGCTGAGTTAGGTAAAATCGTTGATGCCTGTCCTGCTGCTATTTACGGAAAAGAAGATTTGAACTTGTATGTTTCTAACAACATCTACCGTGCTTATGTACGTGCTTTGGGTGGTTACGCTGCTGCAGGAGTAGGAGCTAACGGATATGACAACAAAGGAACAAACCAAGTATTAGGTGACTTGTTCTTTGATGGTGTTCGTGTATTTATGGCTAACGGATTAGCTGCTAACACTGCGTTACTTGCTCAAAAATCTAACTTGTACTTCGCTACAGGATTGTTGAACGATATGAACGAAGTTCGTGTAATTGACATGGCTGAGAACGACGGATCACAAAACGTACGTGTAGTTATGCGTTTCACTGCAGATGCTAAATACGGTTTTGCATCAGACGTAGTTACTTACGGAATCACAAACTCTGCTAACTAATCTTAACAGACAAATAATTTAAAGGGGAGGTCAAATGCCTTCCCTTTTTTGTTTCACTTAAAAAAATATACAGAAAATGTGCGAAATAACAACAGGTAGACTCGAGGTATGTAAAGATGTTGTCGGAGGACTCGATGCAATCTACTTCATCAACTACGGAGATTATAGCTTTCCAACAGACGTAGCTTACGTATCATCAACAGATACAATCGATACTATTGCTAACGTAACATCATTGTACAAATACCAACTTAAAGGAACGAATACATTTGACCAAGTTATCACAACTTCACGTGAAAACGGAACATCATTTGTTGAGCAAACTTTATCAGTAGTATTGAAAAAACAAGATGCTGCAACTCACAAGACAGTTAAATTGCTTTCTTACGGACGTCCTAACGTAGTAATCAAAACACGTAACAATCAGTTTTTCCTTGCAGGATTAGAACACGGAATGGAATTGACTACAGCTAACGTGTCTAACGGAACTGCAATGGGTGATCTAGTAGGTTACACTTTGACATTTGTAGGTACTGAGAAAATTCTTGCTAATCTTTTAGATACAACTACAGAAGCAGGTCTAATTGGTGCAGGAAGTGTATTTGGAGCAACAACAACAATCGTTAACTCTTAGGATTCTTTTCTCTGGAATTAAAGGGGGTGGCTTATGTCATCCCTTTTTTATTTTAAAACGATTTAATAGTTTATACGTTCTATTAATATGATAGTATTAAGCACATCTACTTCAGCACAAACCTTTTCGTTTATTCCTCGTTTTGAAAATTACACTACGATGGCAATAACGGACGAACAGACGAATGTAACTACTACAGTAAGCATTACAAGCTCAACTCAAAGTGGCTATGTAAACACGATTACTGCAACATTTGCTCTAGTAGACAATCACATGTATACACTTTTGCTTTCCAACGGATCAACTATCTGCCATAAGGATAAAGTTTTCTGTACTAATCAATCAATAGCGACATTCTCCGTAAACAACGGAACATATACTTCTAATGCTACCACAAACACTTTCATAGTTTATGAGTGATAATCTACACATACTAAGCCTAAGTGCTTACACAACGCCTGTAATCCAAGAATCCAAACGAGATAATTGGGTTGAATACGGTGAGGACAATAACTACTATTCGTTTTTGATAGACAGATACACGAACTCTACTACAAATTCGGCTATTATCAACAACATTTCACGACTTGTTTACGGGAAAGGTTTGTCTGCATTAGATGCTAACAGAAAGCCTAACGAGTACGCTCAAATGATGGCGTTATTCAGCAAAGAAGATATCCGTAAAATAGTCCTAGATAGAAAGATGTTAGGTCAATTTGCTATTCAAGTTCATTACAACGAAAGACACGATAGAATCTTAAAGGCTTATCACATGCCAGTGAACTTACTTCGTGCAGAGAAATGTAATAAAGACGGAGAAATCGAAGGTTATTACTACTCTGATGATTGGACAGATGTTAAGAAGTTTGCTCCTGTACGTTATTCAGCGTTTGGAACATCAAAAGAAAAGGTAGAGATTCTATTCTCTAAGCCTTATTCGGTTGGAATGAAATATTATTCCTACGTTGACTATCAAGGATCGCTTCCATACGCATTACTGGAGGAAGAAATAGCAGATTACTTAATCAACGAAGTACAAAACGGATTCTCAGGAACTAAGGTAGTAAACTTCAACAACGGAGTTCCTACTGAAGAACAGCAGTCAATGATTACTTCTAAAGTAATGAACAAGCTAACAGGTTCACGAGGGCAAAAAGTGATTGTAGCTTTTAACGACAATGCGGAATCAAAAACAACTGTTGATGATATTCCATTAAACGACGCTCCAGAACACTACACTTACTTATCTGAAGAGTGTTTACGTAAGATTATGCTAGGACACAACGTGACTTCTCCGCTACTTTTCGGAGTTGCTTCGACAAATGGATTTAGTTCAAACGCAGAAGAGCTTAAAAACTCTGCAGTGTTGTTTGACAATATGGTTATTCGTCCATTCCAAGAAGAAATCTTAGAAGCATTTAATTCAATCTTAGCTTTTAACGGAATCAGCTTAAAACTTTACTTTAGAACACTTCAACCTTTGGAGTTTGTAGACTTGGAAAACGCTCAAACAGAAGAACAAGTAGCAGAAGAAACAGGAGTTGATGGAACTCAATTAAGTGCAATGGATAACGAAGTAGCCGATGCGTTAATTGAATGCGGAGAAGTAGTTGACGACAATTGGATTTTAATTGATGAATTTGAAGTTGACTATGACCAAGAAGATGAAATTGACTTAGAGATTGAAAACGCAAACAAATCAAAACAATCTTTACTATCTAAAGTTTACAATTTTGTAAGCACTGGAACTGCAAACCCTAGAGCTAAATCAGAACAAGACGCAACGATTGATGGATTTAAGTTTATTACACGTTACAGATACAACGGAGGTATTAAAGACAATACTCGTGAGTTCTGCAAAAAAATGGTAACTGCGAATAAAGTTTATCGCAAAGAGGACATCCAAAGAATGAGCAGAGAAGTAGTTAACGCAGGTTGGGGAGCAAGAGGTGCAGATACCTATGACATTTTCCTTTACAAAGGTGGAGGTGCTTGTCATCATAAATGGATGCGTCAAACATTTGTAGCGTTTGAACAAGGACGAGGAATAGACCCTTTAAGTCCTAACGCAAAAACAATAAGCACAAACAAAGCAGAGAAAGCAGGTTACCGAGTGAGAAATCCTCAGCAAGTTGCAATGCGTCCTGTAGATATGCCAAATCAAGGCTTTTTACCAACCAACAATAGATTTAACTAATGGAGGCACTATTTATCACTAGAGATGACATCGTGCGTTACACGGCTTTAAATGGCAATGTGGACACGGATAAGTTCATTCAATTTATTAAGATTGCTCAGGACATTCATATACAGAATTACTTAGGTACAAAACTATTCCAAAAGCTACAAGCGGATATTATCGCAGGAACTTTAACAGGTAACTATCAAACGTTGGTTACAACTTACGTGAAGCCGATGTTGATTCACTGGGGTATGGTTGAATATTTACCTTTTGCAGCATATACAATTGCAAACAAAGGAGTTTATAAGCATTCATCTGAGAACTCTGAGAACGTAGATAAAAACGAAGTTGATTATTTACTAGAAAAGGAAAGAAGTATTGCTCAGAACTACACGCAGAGGTTTATTGACTATATGGCATTTAATCAGACTTTGTTTCCTGAGTATCGCTCAAACAAGAACAATGATATTTTCCCTGATTCAATGAACAACAATCTAGGTTGGTACATATGAAAAAACGGATTAAACTAGGTGCTTACAAACCTAAAGAAACTAATGTTGAAAAGCTTCGTGTTTTTCTAGCTAAACTAAACAAACACGAACAAGTAAAATGAAAACTAAACTATCTCTCCTCGTGTTTTCGGTGCTTACGATTCTAACACCTGTAAAGCCACTAGTTCTAATCGCAGTCTTTGCAATCATCCTAGATACGTGTTTTGGTATTTGGCGTTCAGTTAAAAAAAGCGGATGGAAATCAATTCGTTCCCGTAGACTATCACACACCATTTCTAAGAGCTTACTTTACTCAGGTGCTATTGTGTTTATCTTCTTACTAGAAAAATACGTTGTAGCGGATATTTTAGGACATTTCATTGCTATTGACTTATTGATGACAAAGGCATTTACTACGTTCTGCGTTTACACGGAAGTTAAAAGCATCAATGAATCTTACTTCTCAGTTACTGGAGTCAACGTATGGGATAAGTTTGTTACGTTTGCCAAAAGAGGAAAAGAATCACTAGATGATTTAAAATAAAACATTCGATTGTTCTAAAATCAAACAATTTATGACAGTAATAGAAAAGTACGTTAAGTTTACTAAGAAGTGGGAAGGTGGTTTGTCTAGAGATAAAAACGATTCAGCTTCTTCTTATCCGTGTCCAACTGCTTACAAAGGAAAGACGGGATATCACACAAACGCAGGAATAACTTACAAAACTTGGGTTTCGTTTTTCGGAACTGACGATGATACAAGATTCTATTTAATGAACGCTGAGGATTGGTTTAAGATATTTAAGACGGGTTATTGGGATGGTGTTCGTGGAGATGCTTACAACTCTCAGAATATTGCGGTATTCGTTACAGGTATGGCTTGGGGAAGTGGAGTTAAACAAGCATCTAAATCTTTACAGGTAGCTATTAATCATTGTGGCTTACTTTGTACAATAGATGGTATCATAGGATCAAAAACAATACTACTGGCAAATTCAATAGAGCCAAAAAAGTTATTTGACGCATTAACTGCTGAAAGAGAAAGATTCTTTTATGCAATCGGAGTAGGTAAAAACGCTAAATTTTTGACAGGATGGTTAAACAGGCTAAACGATTATCGACATACATTTCGACCTTAATATTTGGTATCGCAATTTGCGTTACTTTATTTTCGTGTTCGGCTAATTATCACGTTCTACGTGCAATCAAAAAAGGCTACAGATGTGACGAAACTAGCGATACAATACAAGTTTCGACAATAGATTCAATTCCTTACGTTTTAAGGGACTCAATTTATTGGGAGAAGGTAATTGTTCAGAAAGATACAATAGTTCGTTACAAGGCTTCTTTCGTACCTAAAACACGATTCCTGACACGTATTGAATACAAGTACAAGACGAAATACATTAAAGCAGAAGCACAGAAGGTAAAATATCAAAACAAGTACATCACTAAAACAAAAGTTAACTGGCTATTTGTGATCATTGCATTTATTGTAGGATTCCTAGTTAGGTTGACTTTAAGCGAAACCTTTAGAGGTAGAATCCAATTATTTACTAAATTATTCAAATGAATAAAACACCAAGAATTAGACTAAATCAGCAAGAGTTTGAATTAATACAACAATTCAGAGCAATCAAAGAAGAGTCTAACGGACTTGGTTTAAACGATGAGGATGTAAAACACGGATGGTTAAAGTCTAAAAATGCTTCATTGTTCTTTAAGAATCCGAACTTTAAAGAAGCTGAAGAAGTAAACTACAAAGAATTACAGGAGTTAATCCTGCAGGACATTCGTGATTTTAAACCTGAATACCCTACTATCTTTAGGAATCCATCAACAGACGGACACTTGTTAGTAGTTGATCCTGCAGACATTCACATCGGAAAGCTATGCGATGCTTTTGAAACAGGCGAAGACTACAACAATCAGATTGCAGTTAAACGTGTGAAAGAAGGAGTACAAGGAATACTTGACAAATGCACTGGCTTTAACATTGATAAAATATTATTTATTGGAGGAAACGACATTCTACACATTGATACTCCAAGACGAACCACTACTGCAGGAACTCCACAAGATACAGACGGAATGTGGTATTCTAATTTTCTAATCGCAAAAAGACTTTATGTTGACATCTTGGAAACTCTGCTATCTATTGCTGATGTGCATTTTACCTTTAATCCATCTAATCACGACTATACACACGGCTTCTTCCTTGCAGATTGCATACAGACGTGGTTTAGAAATTGTGATAATATTACTTTCGATTGTAGCATTGCTCATCGCAAGGGATTTCTATATGGAAAGAATCTAATCGGAACTACTCACGGAGACGGAGCTAAAAAAGAGCAGCTACCTTTATTGATGGCAACCGAGTTTCCACACGAATGGAGCTTATCTAAACATAGATACGTTTACACGCATCACGTTCACCACAAGACCAGTACCGATTTTATTGGATGCACTGTTGAAAGTTTACGATCACCATCAGGAACGGACTCTTGGCATAGTAGAAATGGCTACCAACACGCACCAAAAGCAGTTGAAGGATTCCTGCATCACAAAGAACACGGACAAGTTTGTAGGATATCACATATTTTTTAATATATTTGCAGTTCATAGTTAGATTGTTTTTAGTAGGAAGGGGGTGTCGGAAACGGCATCCCCTTTTTTTTATGGGTATAACCTTATGTTTCGTATCGTTTTTTCAAGGTATAACCTGATATTCCGTCCCAAATTTATCAAGTATTTGTGACGAGTAACTTGACATTTTACCTTACTCTGTTCATTCTACCAAACATTTATCCTTGTTCTGTTCATCATATCGGACATTTACCCTTATTCTATTACAAGAATGTAACATATTTACCCTTATTTTGTGACAAACATTTGCCACTATTTCGATTTATTGTCATTTGTATACGTTGAAAAAAGTATATTATAATTTACATAAGTGGTCATTTAAAGCACAAATACATATTATAATGTCACTTATAAGTAACTTTATATATACGTATTGATACGCATTTATACGAAAAATATACGTATTTCACCTAGATTAAGTCTTTTTCACCTTTTCTGAAACCCCTGTAAAATCAAGGAAATAAAAAATAATTGCAAAAAAATTAAAAATATTTGTTGAAAAGTTTGTTTAGATGGAAATATAATACATATCTTTGTAGAAACAAAAACGAAAACGCTATGAAAACAACTACTTACACTTACAAAACATCTAAAGGTACTAACGTAGAAACCTTTACATCAACGGGTTACGTTACATTAACACAAAACGGATTGTTCAAATACGAGCATCATTTCGGTAGCCATATGCTAAACTTACAAGAGCAAATGTTAGTAAAAGAGTTACTAAAAAACAATATCAGCTACGAAAAAACAATTAATTAAAAAAACAAGGGGTGCGACTTGGTAACGCACACTAATTTAACAAGCTATGAAAAAGACAGAAATGATTGATTTGATTCTACAAGAACACGATGTATTATTCAACGAATATATGGAGATGTACAACGAGTTCGGAATTAACGACTCTGCTACTGAATCAGCAGGAACACGATTAGCAACTATTTCACAACTTATTAAAAAACTTGGATTATGAAAATTACAGATACACAAAAAGACTTTTTAGGCGGAGTTATTGCCTTTACATTATTTTGGTTTGTAATAGGTTTTTTTACCGTTACGCAACCTGACTACACAAAAACTACGAAAGTACCGCAGATTGAAGCTAAACACGTTCAATCACCAATTTTAGATAAATACGGAGAACTAATTACTAAAAACAAATAAGATGAACAAATTTGAAATTACAGACTACACGCTTTCGGCTTTTAATATGCACATAGATTACGTGTATGGAGAATACCACTACGAAGTTTTATGCGACTTTGAATGGTCAGAAGAATGCACAGGACACTACACGGACTTTACTATTACTCCTTTGTCAGGTACGTTTTTTCACTATCTTAACGAAGAAACAGGAAACATTGAAATCACGGACGATTACAAGCAATGGCTACAAGACAAAGTAAAGGAGTTTAGAAATAACACGCTTTGGCTTTACAATGAATACTTAGAGAAAATGCGTGACTTAGATACTAACGAACAAGATTGGAGCTACTATGGTATTTAAACTACAACGGATGATTAAGTTCTGGAGAACGAAGTCATCACACGAACACATCAGAGGTACATTTAATGAGGAACTGTACAAACGAATTTGTGAAATAAAATTTAATCAGACGTTATGATACCATCAGCATTAGAATGGTTTTTAATTGAATTCAAAAAACAAGTTTGGTTTGAGCCTAATTCAGAACTTGACATTTGGATAAATGATTTAATGCCAAAAGCCAAAGAAATGGAGAAAAAAGAAAAACTTCAAAGGCAATTATTTATAGGTAAAGTATCCGAGATAATTGGATTTGATAAAACATTGGAGTTATTAAGAGAATCAAAACAAGAAATCGAAAAGTTATGAGCTACAAAAGAAAAGAAAACTACGAAGCTTCAATGCTTGGAATCGTAGTAAGTTTAGGAATCGCAGGAGTGTTAATATTAGTATTAGGAATCATTAAATTATTTACGTTATG